ACCGTAGTTGTTTGTGTATTATTATTGTTTTCCATATTGAAAGAGTTGTAAAGGAGCACTTGCTCTGTATGCTTGATACATCTTATTGCCTATAGCGTGTCCGTATACACCCTGGACTCCGATAGCCTGCACTAGGTCTAATACAGTAACTATTTATAGGGAGGGTGCCAGTTTTAGGCCATAGTCGGGCACTCAAACCTATCATTCACTCCACATGATGAGCTCGCCATCGCAATATGCTTTGGCAAACTCCTCATAAGTACGCAGCCGGTGTGACGCACCCAACACCGACAAACACTCCTCAATCATCAGCGTCCACTCATCGAAAAACTTCCGTCCATGCATGAAGCTCTCCGCATGTGCATTAGTGATGATCTCAAGGCAGTGCGCCTCCAAGCTCAACTCCGACTTGCCTCGCCAACACAACATCTTGAGCATGGATTTTCCCTCGAGTGGGCATAAAACCGGGGCAACCATAACCCCGTCCACCTCACATTTCCAATCCGCCGGCACAAACCTGCGTTTCAGGAAGGTGATCTCGCTGATATCACGCCAATCCAACGAGGCATCCTTACTCGACCCACTCTTCATTACGAACCCTTCTTTACGAAGGATCTCGGCGACACGACTCGGGTGCATACAGTCTTTCATTTCAGGACTGACAGCAAAACACAGGTCGTCACCATAAACCAACATCTCAACATGGTCTTCAAAACGCATCGTGCGCGACGGACGTAACATGTTAAAAGACAGACGCAAAGCGACAATCATCATCAAGCTATTGATATACGTCGTAAGCGAATTGCCCGAAGTGTTGGTGCCGTTCACACAAAAGAGGTCGCCATGCCACACAATGAATGGGTACATTAACGACGCCAAGAGACTCTCCAATACAACACGATCTTCGCGTGTGTACCCACGAGCTTCCTGAGCGATCTCCATCACAAAGAGGAAAACGTAACCGCACAAGTGGGGTGCACTTTGGGATTTGTCAAACTTCTCGCCATCCAAGTCACTGACAAACTCACCACCCCACCTGTTCATCTTGGCATGCATTGCGCCCCACACTGGGCCCGCGGGATTGGCACCGATCACGCACCCAGTGCGAGCCCAGTCACGAACCAGCACCTCCATGATGGGCAAGGCGTACTGCCGCAACATCAAGTTGAAAAACATTGAATTAATATTGATGGTGCGTGCACCGGACGCCAGAACCTTGGTAGCACTCCGAACCTCATTCATCTTGGGGGCAAGAGTCACCGTCATCGGGACAAAATCGTCTCCACGCAGGTGGCTTTCCAACAACTCTAGCTGATCCAACGTCTGTTGAGTCGGCACAAAGTTGCCAGAGTCGTGTGGCAAAGGCTCATCCTTAAAGAATTTCTTCTTGTCACCACGAGTCAACAACAAACCACACGATGTTGAGCGTGGGAATGCTTTCAACCCACCAGCAACACCACGCATTGATTCAGCGCGCGAATACGGGCGCACCGCCTCCCAAACCCCACGCAACGCTTCGAGGAGCTCAAGGCGCACTTGTGCAACCTCATCCACAAGCTGGTGAGAACCAATAATGCGCATACAGTGGACGTCTTCCACGTAAGCGTTGAAAAACGAACGAGGATAATCACCACCTGGCAAAAGCCCGGCGATCGCTGGCAAGAAAGCCGGCGTCTCCGGATGGTGTTTAATCACAACGTCAAAGAAGGGCGTCTTAAACATACTCGGCTTATACGATGAAGACGCCACACCCTTAACATAGCCCATTGACAACCCAGGCAGTTCACATTGCGGGGTCATCTTGCGAAACAGGGAGCGATCGGGCAAGTCGGATACGTGGAAGGCCCCCTCAGCCTGAGAAACGTACTTCATCACGGACTCGGCTAAGGGCTTCACAGCGTTCAATGGCGTGGCAAAAAAGAAATGAACGCATGCGACCCAGTCCAACTTCGTTATGGGGGCAAAAATACCCCACTTCGACCGCTGCCCCTCCGGACACGCACTTCCGGCAATCAAAACACCACCTAAAAAGTAGTCGCCTTCAGCTCCACCACCGAATGTGATAATCAAGGGGCTACAACATTGGCCCTTGATACTCTCCGAACGACCATTATAGACGAGGCCCTTAGCGCCGTCATAAACACTCTTAATGACGGAATAAACGCCCTGTACTGGGGCATGATCCGTCTGGTAAAAGACTCCCGCAAATGACTCACCTTCGACGAGAGTAGTGTTCCGCAAAACAGAAGCCAAACCCGCACGGGGAACAAGAGCCAACGACGCAAAGATGAGGTCGCGTTCATGGTATATGAGACATTTGTCCATATTAAAAGGAACACGAGTGTAATCACGACCCACAGCCCCAGGCACGGGCATCAACGCTGAAAGAAATTCCGCTTGACGGACCTTAAAGCCAAGGAATTGGTGCAATGGAAACATCCAAATCGTACCACCAAGGCATATACCACGCGTCTCACGCGACACGTAGCTCCCATCAACCTCCCCATGAATCTTAAACTCGCCCATGTTGGCCTTGACACGTGCGGCAACACGGTCAGGGTACAACAACATCGACGGAATCGGAATGATGGAGGGTATCTCCTCACGCGACAATGGTGACGCCGCAGGTACATTTCCCTGCGGTGCGTAACGTGACGCGTCGACGCGGCTCATCCACGCCATGGCGGCGACACTCACCAACGCCAACAACGAACCACACACAAGGGCCGTCAAGACACGCGAGCGGCGGACCGCATAACGAACTTTCATCCACCGGATCATTTCACCGATTGGAACATTCACTGGCTGCAACCCCAGCCAGCGCATGCGCCACCGCACCAAGCGTCCAACCATCGGATCGCTCAACATGGGCAACGCCCACATGAAGAGCCAATCGATACTGAAGGTGCGATAGAAATTGAAAATTCGCGACAGGAAAGTCCCTGCGATGAGCCCTATAAAGAGCAACTCCGCTCCCTGTGGCTCAAATTGAAAGGGTGTAGGGATATCTCGATCCAGATCCGGCTCAAAAAACTCCTCGTATGACTTCGGCAACACTAGTTCAGACGTCATACACTGCCCCATGAAATGTGACGTCATCGCAATGTGGCACTTTGGACACATCTCCACACCACTGGCGATGCTCTTAGCCACCTCGATGGATCGCACACGATGCGCCAAAAACTCCTTCTGCAAAATGGCTATGAATGTCGGGAAATACATCCATTCACCACGAATAGGATTACCACGCGGGGATGGGGTGTAACGGCGAAACCGATACATCAACATGCGAGGAAACTCGGGATGGCCATTCAAACGGGGATCTTTCAAAGGCGAATACTTTTCATTCGTCATAAACTTCGACAACATCTCCACCTCCCAAGTGTTGACACGACGTTCGATGACGTACGGATTATTCACGCACGACGCCGCGTTATAATGAGGCACATTGGTCGTGACCATGACAATATCGGGCAACGCAATTACTTTGCCCTTACTCTCCAAAGTTGCCATGTTGAGGTGCAACGGAGCATTGCCCTCGAGACGATGCAAGAAGGCCATTTGGGGCGGAAGGACTCCTTTCGCCGGGTTGGTAATGACCATGTCGTCCAGCCGGACGACCCGCGTGCCAGCATTATATCCCTCAAAATAATCGGAACCCTCGGTGACGGTGAATATCTCATGTGGCAACAAAGCCTCACCCATCGCCGAAACAAGGGACCTTTCGATTTCAGGTCCCAGCAACCCCGTCTTACCAATACCTGGCGCCCCCGAAAGCCCCACGACAAAAGGAGCCACGCGAGGCTGATTCAACACAGCATCAGATTGAACACGCGAGATCGATTCGGCGATACGCACCTGCATTTGACGCAGGGCGTTACGGTCGTAATCAGTCCCAAGGGCCATCACACGATGCGACTGCTCCTCCGCTTTACGCAAACGCGCCAGGTAAATGGCGGGAGCTCGGGTGGCCACACCATCAGCTAGCGCTACACCAGGCGCCTCAGCCAACAATTCAGCAGAGTCAATCAAAAATTGGGAGACGGGGTCTGGTTTCTCATGAAAGACCTTAACGTCACCGGTGCGTAAATACGCACCTAGCGCCTTCATATACGCCATAAAAACGCTCACCAATTCCTGCAAAAACCCTTGACGGTCTCGCGCCATGGGGATAGCGCGATGTAGATATGAATTCAACACAGGAAAGTGGCTTGCCGAAGCATCCTCAACAAAGGGTGTTAAGACGACTGTATAGGCCATCTTACGCAAAAGTAACCACTTCAAAGGCAAGATCGTGTCGTCATCACCCTGAGGCTCGTAAAACAAGCCGATGTGCGCACGTACACTCTCAAATGATTGCGCAAGATAGGAAACCGATGAAACTTCCGGTGATACAAAATGGCGCACGTCGGAGAGCAACAAGGCGTAATCCACTAATGTGGTTGCTTTGCTAAAACGCCAAAATAGCTTCAAAAGTTGCTCAACGTCCGCACAACGAATCCCCGCCGTGGCCACCAAGGCGTCCTCCAAAGAGTCCAAACCTGGCAAATTTGAACGAACATGACTTGGGCTCGCAACAACGGCGTCAAAATCCAACCCATGGGCAACGTACTCGACATCACCGCGGTAATCAACGATCCATGGCACTTCCATGTCGTCATCATCACCATTCGGATCAGAATTCCTCTCATGCAAGTCGCGCACGAGATGTGCCTCCAGCAGTCGACCTTGTGCTTCGTACGTTTCCGAAACACGACCAATCGCTTGCTGACGGACGAGCAGCGGAGGAGCTGAACTTCGCGGCCGCCACCACCAGGCATAAGTGACTCCAATGGCATTGGACAAAAACACGATCGCCATTGGACCATAAATCGACCTCCCAGACTCGTAAGTCGTCCAATAAAGACAACAACATCCAAAAGTTGTCCAATTGAGAAAACTAACAAGTGGGGTATCACGTTGCCAGAAATGCACCCACCACATCCACCAATTGACAATGGCTGGGGCAAAAATCCCCACCAGAATCCCAAACACAATCACACACACAGTAAAAACACGCGGCCACAACAACTTAGCGAGACAAAACCACACAATGATGGCGTAAAACGCCACCAACCAGCACAACGACACCACTCGCTTTAACAACAAATATAAACCAGGACTATTCAACGACTGTGCCTCACTAACCTGAGACTGAGCTTTGTTTTGCATTCTTGATGATTACGAAAACAGAGGGGCGTACTATTCCTTTCCACCGGTACAACGGTGTTGGCCGTCCAAGGGCATGGATCTAATTGCGTTATAAACAACGCGCCACCCGAACCACTGCGATCAACAGCGATGGGTATCCAGCAAACAAGAAGATGTCTGTAAATGTAGGGGTAGACGTCACCTTGTAAGGTGATTTAATATGGCTAGTAACAAATGACAAAACTGACAAACATGCCAGTAAACAGGACAAAGTCCGTGCTTTATAGGGTGAAACTAATCACGACCATGTCGCACAACTGACGACCGCCTAAAGAAGGTGAGAGTTGGTGCACTCGAGTTGCTACTCGACGTGTTGAAAATCAGAAGAAAATGAAACAGAAAACTCATAGGCTCACTAAGAGCAAATGCAAAAAGACAGGGGG